ATGTTGTTATTTGGAACGAGGATGAGCAAGTACCACGTTTAGTACCAAACCCTTACAGAACGAAGAAAAATTCTAAAAAGGAGTTGTCTTATGAGCAAAAGGAATAACATTAAACGCCATCCCCAAGAAATGACAAATGACGAAATAGCCCAGATACAGTATGAGTATCTTAACGGGATGAACTTGCGTGATATTGCCCTGAAATACAACATCAACCTGAATACCTTGAACAGCTACGCAACCCGTTACAGGTGGAGCGTAATGAAGTACAAGGTCAACGAGGAACTTGCGGATAAAGTCCTTGAAGCGTACAAAGACAAGCTGGAAGAGTACGGCGATTTGCTCTTCGGGGATATGATGATGAAGTGGAAAGATGTCTTCGATGAGAACTATGTATATTACAAGAATTGTGTACCATCCCGTATCAGGGTCAATCACGTAAGAATTATGCAAATAGCCTATGCAGCTATGCTCAATGCGTACAAAGTGCTATCAGGCTACTCAACAGTAGTGAACCAGAACAATACTACTGTCCAGATTAATACTATTCCAGAAGCCAATCAATGGTAATAGAATGTGGTACACAACGATAAAGTCATACTCACCGAAAAACAGAAACAGGCTGCAAAACTGCTTGCAGACCCGACAAAAACCTATTACCTATTCTATGGTGGTAGCCGAAGCGGTAAGACTATGCTTTCGTGCCTTTTTATCCGCCATAGAGCCCGAACGTATGCTGGGAGCAAGCATCTTGTTGCACGTTTCTCTTTTGCCAATGCAAAGAAAACTGTGTGGCTGCACACTCTCTATCCCCTTATGGTAGAGGACGAAAAGTTGGGAATCTGCAAGATAAACCGACAAGAGGGCATAGTACACTACTGGAATGGGTCAATTATCATAATGGGCGGGCTTGAACCATCCCGTATTGATAGTGTACTTGCAGCAGAGTATGGTACTATATTCATTACAGAAGCGAACGAAAACAGATATGAAAACATAGAAATCCTTTTTTCACGATTAAACGACAAGTCAAAAGATAGCAAAGGCAGGTTGATAGTTCCCAAAATGATACTCGACTTGAACCCGACAACAAAAAATCACTGGACATACAGGCTTTTTGTGATGGGGCTTGACCCAATGACGGATGAGCCCAAGTACGATAGGCATGCTTATTGCTATTTACAGTTCAAGCCCGAAGATAACAGGGATAACCTTGCTGCAAATTATATAGAGCGCTTAAAGAACCTATCCCCTTCAATGAGACGGCGATTCTATGAAGGTGAATTTGGAACGTATGAGGGACTTGTGTTCAATATTGACGAGCCAACGCATATAGTTGATGACTTTGATATACCAGCTGGCTGGAAGCGATATGCTGCGATAGACTTTGGCTATACCAATCCCTTTGCAGTATTGTATGGTGCTTACGATGAGAGCAACGATGTATTATACTTGTACAAGGAATACATACAGGAGCGCATGACAGTGCGGCAACATTATGAAAACATTAAAAAAGATATAGAAGGGATAAAGATTGAGAAATGGGTAGCTGACCACGATGCTGAAGACAGAGCAACGCTGCACGAATTAGGAATAAAAACACATCCCGCAGACAAAAGGAAGCTAATTGCACTTGACAAGGCTATTGACTTGATGTATAATAATACAGAAAAAAGAACGAATATTAAGATATTTAGAAGCTGCGTGAATCTTATTAATGAGTTATATTCATACAGGTGGAAGGAAGCGGAAATGTCGAGGAGCGGTGCAAGGGATAGAGAAGTAGTGAAAGAGGATGACCATCTTATTGATTGTATGTTATATATGATTATGGAAGTGTTCCCAGATAAGAAGACAGTCCCGGGGTATATCGTGAAGTTGGATAAAAGCGACTTAAATAAGATTAAACAGGGATAAAAACATGGAAGGCAATATGATTAAAGACGCATTTATTGATGAAGATGTTGCTGCCAAAGCATTGGCAATGCTCAAGACAATGGGGGATAATAAAAAAGTTCCGGGGGTTGTCAAGATAATGTCAGGACTTGTAGAGCAGTATAGTGGTAATTACAACACATACGGAGTCCAAGAGCAACGGCGGTACATACCTGATAACATATTGCGTGATATAGAGAGGAAAAATCCGATAATTAGTGCTTGTGTTAACTTGCGTTGTAGGCAAATACGTTCATTCAGCAAAAAGAGTGACCACGAATCAAAACCGGGTTTTAAGGTTAAATATATAGGAAATTCAAAGGTAAATAGCAAAATAGAATCTGAAATAAGTATTTTAGAAAAATTCTTCATGAATGCAGGGCTTAATGCTTTGGAAGATATGGAGACAGGGGATGACAACCTTCATGATGTGCTTATTATGCTTGTTCGGGACTATATGATACTGGATAAGATAGCACTTGAGCTAATGTACAGCAAAAGAGGACTTGTTATTGACTTTAGAGTTATTGACCCAGCAACAATAAAGATAGTATTGCCAAGCGGATTTTTGGGCAATTCACAGGACATAGATAACAGGAATATAATCTACTTCAACGATGAGTTTATGAAGCGATTGGCAAGCAAAAAGATGGAAATGTTGCCAGATTTGGACAAAATTAGGTACGTGCAACAGATTGATGGCGAGTATGTTGCAGGTTTCACAGGGAAGGATATTATATACGATATAATGAATAAACGTTCAGATGTGCGATACCGATATACGGCGTATTCACCAGTTGAGCAAGCGGTTTCTTGTGTTATTGGATTCTTGAACGCATTGGCATACAACGCTGAAGCATTCAATTCAAGTGCTATCCCGAAAATCGGGCTATCGTTTGAGCAAGGTGACTTCTCACAGGAAGAGCTTGAGCGTATTCAAGACCAGTGGATTGCCAATTACAGGGGGATAAAAGGAAGCTGGCGCATACCATTATTCAACGGTAAAGTAAACGTGATAGACCTAATGAGGTCACCACGAGATATGGAATACGGGAAATATATCGAGATAACAGGAGCATTGGTATGTTCTGTTATGGGAGTTGACCCAGCAGAGATAGGCTTGCGATTGAATCAAGCCCAAAACGTATTAAGCGAAAATTTAGAAGCCAAAATGAAGTTCTCAAAAGACAGGGGATTACACGATTTATTGGGACAACTCCAGAATGTTATGAATAAGATACTTATTCGTTCAGGACTGGGCGAAAAATATATGTTTGAGTTCACAGGGCTTGACCCAGAGGATGAAGAAATGCGCAGCAGGTTGCGCACAGAAGCGGTTAAAAGAGACAAGACTGTGAATGAAATAAGAGCAGAGCAAAAGTTACCGCCGCTTGAATACGGGGATGTTATTCTTGATAGTATATATATGCAATATTATAATATAAAACAACAGGAAAAGATGCAACAGCAGCAAGGTGGTGAAGGTGGGGATATTACAGACAAGTATGAAATTGAAGACGATTTGAGCGATGAAGCAATTGATGAAGTGTCGGATGAAGTAGTTGATAAAGTACCTGATGAAGCGCTGGAAGGGCAAAATGAAGTTAAAAAAGCAAGAACTATTCTTATATAATAATCGAACAAGGGGATAAAGCATGACAATAACAGCCATAGTGACAGCGTATATGACCGATAACGGGTATATGGTCAATAACGGCTATGAATTAGTGAGCCTTTCAACGATACTGAATGGCGTGTTGGAAGCGAAGGGAACATTTTATCCGTTAGGAATGTGTCAAGATGAGATTAATGGAATGAAAACGATAGCGTGCAGTGTATATATTGTAGTACCGAAGGAAAGCGGGATATGGAAATTGCTCTCTGGCGAGAACGACAAATCAAATGAATAGATACAAAATATTTGCTGATATACAGAAAGAATATAATGAGCTAAAATACCTATCCGAGCTTGCAGATGAAGCCACGTACTATTATGCAACCGTTATAACAAACATTTTCGATGGAATATGCGATAATATTGGCGTCAATCCCGACACAATAGCTGACAAGCCGCCTGCAATGTTTATAAAGGGTTACATCGATGGAATAAAAGATATAAAAAAATATCTCAAAAATATTCTATTCAGGAATAAGCCTGAAAAATTCACAATCAAAGAATTAAAAATATTTAAAAAGTCAGGGAAGCTAACTGACAAGGAATTGAAAAAGCTTGAGCGGCAAATAAATGATTATATTAACAAATATGGAAGCAAAATCGCTGAACGTATGTCGGTCAAAGGCGTGTTGCTTGCACTGGCAACTGCCGAGCTTGAAAAGAAAAAGCAAAATCCCAAAGATTATGGTATGAAATCGTATGAGCAAATAGAGAAAGAGTATTACAAAGGGAAACTGCCAGACACTATTCAGGAAGCGAAAACAAGGGGATACACTGATAAAACAATTGAAATGGCAATTAAAGATAGTAATAATCGCATAGCTTATTATTTATCGAATGTAAATGACAAGGTAAGAAATGCAGTACGGGAAAAGGTTATACAAGCAGTAAATGAAGGCAAAACAGCTAAAGAGCTTGCAAGCGACTTATACTGGATGAAAAAAGAAGACGCACAATTCAAAAAGGTTGACCCGAATACAGCACAAATGTTGATGCGTGATTGGCATAGAGTTGCGATAACAGAGCTTATGTATGCACATTCACAAGGCAAAATGGCATTATATGAAAAACAAGCAAAAGAGAGCATTGATAATCCCGAGTTGGCGGTGTATTATGTATTCACAGGCGGTACGTGTGATTGGTGCACGCCAAGACATGGTACTATAGTACGCCATGTCCCGAAATCTATCGTTGAAGATGAGAACAATGATAGCTTGCAATCGATGGGAATTAAAGACAAGTACACAGATATAGCCGTATGGATGGGGAAAAATAATATAGGCTTTAAAAAACCTGCATGGCGTGTATGTACTCCTGCACATCCGTATAATACTGCAATACTTGTTAGAATATACCCCGATACACAAATGTATGATGCCAAAAGTGGTCGTGTAATACATAAAATTAGTGGTAAATACTTGCCAAAAGAAATCGAAAAGAGACAACAGGAAATTGAAAAGGAAAGGGATAAGATACAAAAGCAAATGGAAAAAGATAGAGCTAAAGGCAAGCATGAGAATTATACTAATTATGTTAATGTTACTCCTGAATCTGTCTTGATTGGGACTGATACATCGGGACATAGAATA